TACCCATAAAGACTACATCAACACGTTTTATTGCTTCTATCTCCCAAGAAGACAATGGTGTATCTGTAAGCTCCTTCCATGTTTTTATTTCTTGATAACTTATCGGGTTTGGGCCTGAGAACCCCATAGTTCTACTTGCGTTTAAAACAATAAAGGCAGACCAAACATGAGACATAAGCAATGGGAAGTCGGGGCCATCTAATGCTTTTGGTCTGTGTCCAGTCTGCCTTTCTACTTGTTCTAAGTGTTCACGTTCTGATGTGCCTGACTTGTCTGGTCTACTTATAGAGAACTCATGTTCTGCGTAGTCAACCAGTTCTTCAATCAGGCCTTCGTAAAATCCAGAGAGTTAGCTACTGCTTCCTCAATCTGATCTCTTATCCAGAATACTTCAGCGTAAATCTCTTTGGCTTTAGCGATAGAGAACTTAGGTTTAGAGCCACCATAAGTAATCTTCCAGCCTTTAGTAGTTTTGGCAAGTAAATCTAAAGTAGCGTCCTCTAGGTCTTCTGCTGTAATCTCTACCTTCTTCTTATTCTGTGCTTGCTTCAGACGCTTATTGGTTTGCTCATGTACAGCAGCCTTGTACTCTTTAGAGTGTGGTGCATATACAGTGATAACCATTGGTGTATCGTCATCATTATTCAAGACATCAAAGCTAGTAGGATGTACAATAGTGACATCTACAGTGTCGCTGGTCGGGGTTAAATTCTTTAAGTCCATGTCGAGTTTCCTTTCGGGTAAAAGTTGTCGGGTCGGGTAAAAGGGGAAGCATCAGACCCGACACCAATGCTTCCCCGCCCTAGCTAGGGTACTTTATGCAGAGCGAGTAATAACTAAGTTACTTGCATCTGCTGTGTTGTAGAGTGCTACGAATGATAGAGAGATAACACGGCTAGTTGGGCCATCTACACCTACGTCTGCACTATTGATCTTGGCTCGTGGGAATGCGAACTTCATGGTGTTACTACCATCACCCACAGTTACCTCAAGCTCAGTTTCAGTCTCATTCAAGAAGCGGTTGATTAAGGCTGCATCCTCAAAGTAAGCTGAGATAGTACCTTCAACTTCAGCACGACCAACTTCCAATTGTGGCGCACTATCACTACCAATTACGAAAGTAGGTGCGAAGGAGTTCGTCAGAGTGAAGTCCATACCAGTTACGATAGCTGACGTAGTGGGCGTACCATCAACGTCACCGATAGCTAATGTACCTGAGTAGGCATCGAAGGGAGCAGCACCTGATGCAGCATCCTGTGTCTTCTCAGTAGCACTAATAGTCATGTCCTTACCAACCATACCGTAGGTAGCTGTTACCATCTGGTTAGGGGCTAGAGAAATACCCATAGTAGAAACTGTCATACCTGTGAACAAACGAGCTTGGTCGATGTCAGCAGCGTAGTCTTCGATAGAGAAGAACTTAGGTGTAGTACCAACTTTAAGGACGTTAGTTGACCAAGTGGACAACATAGCTGATTCTAGGAATGCATCGTAATCAGCATCACGTAAGTCAGCAACAATATCACCAGCAGCTTGACGGTTGCCATGACGATCAACACGGGGCATACGATCAGGTTGAATGTCAGTACCAGCTACACGATCTTTAGTTAAGTTCAAAGAGTGTGTGCTGAAGGGTAAGTTTTGGAAGTTACCAGCAGGAGTCGTGCCAAATGTGCTTTCCACAATGAACGATAGGCTGGAACGAGAACCTTGTGCGAAGGCCATAATGTATTCTCCTAATTATTATAAACGTACCATCCGATATTAATCGGAACATAGTACCAAGGCGCATCTAAGAAACCTTGCTGTCTCTCAGCGTAGTCAATAGATACAGTTATTGTTTCATCCCCAGTGTAGGAGATTTTAGTGGTTGCTTCAAAAGCCTCTAATACAGTATTAGCTAAGGCATCAGCAGCGGCGGGGCCATTACCTTCTGGGGTGTAGGCAGTTACAACAAACACACCATCGTATCTCTGTTGTGGGTTTAAACCTCTTACAGCGGGTCTACGGAGTGTCGGGAGGAAATTAGTCTGTAGGTAACTTGTACCTGTCGTTGGGCTAAATGAGACATTCTCATAAGCTATGCCTGATGGCAAACTAGCAGTATTAGCTAACTTGTTTTCAAGTGCTGCCCGTATGTCATTATAGATACTAGCCACGTTTATACTTTCTCTTTAGTTGGGTAAACACAAAGTAGCCATTAGTTTTGGGCCAACCTTCTCCACGTTCAACATCACGGGCATGAGGACTATTGTTACGAAGCTCTATTCGGGTAGTATCCAACAAGGAAGGTATTCTTTCTAAGTCTTGAGTAAGATTACTTAAGCCTTCATTTCTCGCAGCTTGTTCATTAGCTTTAGGTTTATTCTTAGAGCTTTTACCTCTAGGTCTACCAGCACCTACATTAAATGAGAAAGATGTTACATATGCACCAGTATCTACAGGAACTCTTATTGTACCTAAACCGACTGCATCAACTGCCATGTCTATTAGTTTACGCTCTACTTGTTGTTCAGCTAAAGCCTTAAGGCCATCTATCTTCCTCTGTAGGGAAGGCATGACCTTTAACTGAGTTCTCATTACTCTCTCACATCACACAAGAAACAAATCTTGACCCCATTAGAAAATATAGTAACAACAGAAATAACATTAACTGTGTCACCGTTACCAATAATCTGATCTTCGTCATCGGGATCTACTGCCAATCCTAAAGCTGGGACTACGCACTTACGGGTTCCTCTGCGGATCTCATCTACATTAGCTATGATACCTTGATCGTAGTTGTAGAAGTAACCCTCAAAGTTGTAGTCGGTTGTAGCTGAACCTGTTACTGAACCTGTAGTAGGATCATAGGTTCCTGCTGTAGTCTTCTTGCGTAAGGTGAGTGGCTCACCAAACTCCTCTACCATCTTGAGTAGGTTATAACCTCTTGAGAATGCCATTACCTACCCCTTAACTGTAGTCGTAATCATCACCACTATAACTTGGTGGGTTCTTAAACCTGTCTCTACGAAAAGATGGTGGAACACGGTCTGTATTCTGCCTTACGTTATCCACAACTGCAATACTAATACCACCAGCCTTAACTCCCACACTAGCCCCAGCCTTCTTACCGTTAAGCTCAAGGTCTAATGCAAGCTGTGTGTACTGGTTAGCTAGATCACTATAGTTAGCACTCAGAGCGCCTGAGAGGTTCTGTGTGACCCTACGAGAGTATTGTGCAGCGATTGTTCTAGCAGTCCAAGCACCAGCCTGGTAGATATTGTCACTGGTCTGAGATAAAGCAAAAGTAATTTCTTCATTCTGGACTTGTTGGTCGTTAGTGTCAGTATCTCCTACAAGGAGCCGTACAGAGTTCAAACGCCCAGAGGCTGTACCTGTACCTAAATCAGTTGCATCATACGACCAAGCCATAATTAATCAGTCTCCATGTGACCATAATTTCTACGCCAGCTACGGATAAGCCCACGCTGTTTATCAACTATCTTAGACTTCTTACACTTCTTCTTTTGGAACTCAGCTTCAGAGGGTGTCTTAGACTTTACTTTAGCGTTGATACTGTCTACAAGGCCATGCAATCCAGCTACATCTAGTTGCTCTAGTCCATCACCAACTTTAAGTTCTACTTCAAACTCTGAGTTATGATGAATGAAACCTTGTGTGTATAAGATTAGTGCTTTATCTTCACTGACACCAATCTCTTTCCATTTAAACTCCTCACCCTTCTTTAGCTGTCTACCCAAAGATTGAAATGGATACTTAACAAAGACTGGACGGTCTATTTGAAATGGCATATTCTCTTGTCGGATCATTGTACTACCTTTCGTCGGGAAGGATGGCAGGGGCCATAACTACAGCCCCTACCGATAGAAATTAAGCTACAGCAGCAGCGAAGAGGTAACCCAAGGCAGCGCCTACGACTTTCATATCGTAAGACATTTTAACTTGGATCATCTCAGCGATTTGCTGACGCTTCAGAGCATCATCTGAGAATGACTCAACAGTGATACCCAAGTTGTTCACACCTTCTAGGTTATTCCAAGCGAAGGTCAAACCAGCGGCTGGTGACATAAGACCAGCAGTTGATGGTGTGTAGGCCAACAGAGCATTCTTACCACCGATGAACGCATTGCTTTCTG